GAACGAGAAGGCGGTTGGCCATTACCTAGACAAAGACTAGCAGAAATACAAATAGACTTACTAAACAAAGGTGCAATAGGCATTGGTTGGGTTGTATCTTTTCCGCAAGCAGATCGTATGGGTGGTGATGAAATTTTTGCAGAAGCTCTTGGTTACGCACCATCTGTTATAGCTATGTTCGAAGATGGCAAAGGTAAATATCCAGAAACTCCAGGTACAGTTGTGCTTGGTGCAGATAATGGTGGTATAATTTCTACGGGAGTGAAGGAGAACCTACTTCTCTTATCCAATCACACACTACAAGGTTTAGCCATTGCTCCCACTGATGTTGATCAATTAGTACGTAGGATACCTCTTTTAGTAAAAACTCCAGATAAAGATTGGATACCTAGTTTTGGAACACAAATATATAAAGCCTTATTTGGTGTAAAAACTTACATTATAAAAACTAATGATAATGGTATCGAAGAAATATCAATAAAAGGTATACCTCCAGTAAAAACAGATAGTCTTGGTCGTAAATGGGTTAGTTGGGTTGATATAGAACAAACTGACTTACAAGAGATGAATGTTGCAGGAAAGTTCGTTTTTGTAGGTGTAACTGCAAACGGAGTAATGCCACAAATAGCTACGCCAGCAGGATTACTTGAACCGCATAAAATACAAGCTGCGTTAGCTGAATCAATACTAATACAAAACAGTCCTTATATACCAGATTACGCTATTGCTGTAGAAATTTTAAGTTTATTTGTTTTTGTAACACTGGTTTGGTTTGCTTTACATTTACTTGGTATCACTTGGGGTATTACAGTAGCGACTTCTTTAATGATTATTACATCTGTGTCAGGATATCTTCTAATTCAAAAAGGATTACTTATTGATGTCTCCTGGACATTAATATCTGAATTTATCTCTGGATCTCTTGCTTTTTATTTAAGGTTTAGACAGCAATACAAATTAAGACAACAAATAAAAAAACAGTTTGAGCATTATCTTGACCCACGCCAAGTTAAAAAATTACAAGATGATCCTAATTCTTTAGTGTTAGGTGGTGAACGTAGATATTGCACATTTCTTTTTACTGACGTTAGAGGTTTTACTGCATTATCAGAAAAGTTAGAACCAGAGCAAGTTACAGAAATTATGAATAAAGTGCTTACAATACAAGCAGATACCGTTAAATATTATGACGGTATGGTAGATAAATATATTGGTGACGCTATGATGGCCATATTTAATGCACCCGTTGACGTACCAGATCATGAAACTGCAGCAGTTCTTTGTGCAAAAGAAATACAAGATAAAGTGCAAATGGCTAATTTAGGAGTAGAAATAGGTGTTGGTATTAATACTGGATTTGCTGTTGTGGGTAATATGGGTAGTGACACTAGATTTGATTACTCAGCTATTGGTGATGCTGTAAACTTAGCTGCAAGGCTAGAAAGCTCTACAAAGGAAGTTGGAGAAGATATTGTTATAGGTTATGATACTATTAGTGCAAGTAATTTTAGCAACGAAATTATGTTAAAAGAGCTTGATAGTATTTTTGTAAAAGGTAAAGAAAAACCGATTAAGATATATACATTACAAAATGGTACATAAAAAAATGACAGTAAATGACGTTGCAGAAAGACTGACAAAGCTAGAAACGATTTCACATGAACGTTGGAAAACTGCTTTTAATGAGTTTTCTGACATAAAACAAGAAATTACCTATATAAATTCTACTATGAAAGCAGCTACTTTTGGTGTGTTTGGGTTTCTAGGAGCAATAGGTATAGCTGTATTAACTAATATTTTAATATGAAAGGATTACTTAAAAACATAGTTGGTGCAGTAGCTCCTACGCTTGGTTCTGCTATGGGTGGGCCACTTGGTAATATGGCCATGGGTAAAATAGCTGAGGTATTAGGTGTTTCTAACGACCAAAAATCAATACAACAAGCAATACAAAATGCAACACCAGAACAAATGCTTGAACTCAAAAAAGCAGAGCAAGAGTTTGATGTTCAGATGAAAGAATTAGATGTTGACGTATTTAAACTTGAGGCAGCAGATAAACAACACGCAAGAGGCATGTTTAGTAAAGACTGGACTGCAAGAATCATTGGACTATTTACTATTGGTGGTTTTTTAGGGTATATATTTTTAGTAACATTACAACCGCCAGTACAAAACAGCGAGGCATTAATTAATCTAGTGCTAGGTTATTTAGGAGGATTAGCGAGTGCAATTATTTCGTTCTATTTTGGAGCATCTCATACCCCAGAAAAAGGAGATTAAAATGCAAATATCACAAGAAGGTTTATCTTTAATAAAAAAATTTGAAGGATGTGAACTAAAAGCTTATTTGTGCAAAGCATCTGTACTAACAATAGGATATGGCCATACCGCAACTACACATGAAAATATGCAGATAGATACAGAAACTGCTGAAAAACTTTTAGAACAAGACATAAAACATTTTGAAAAACACGTAAACGATTTGGTAGAAGTAGATTTGGAACAAAACCAATTTGACGCATTAGTTGCTTGGACTTTTAATTTGGGTCCATCTAATTTAGCTAGTAGCACTTTGTTAAAAGTATTAAATGCTAAAGATTATTCAGGAGTGCCAGAACAAATAAAACGTTGGAACAAAGCAACTGTCAATGGTGAAAGACAAGTTTTAGAGGGCTTGGTTAGAAGAAGAGAAGCAGAATCTTTGCTGTTTGAAGGCAAAGAATGGCATGAGGTATAACAAATGCCGTTACAGAAACTTGTATTTAGACCAGGCATAAATAGAGAAGGCACAGCCTACGACAATGAAGGTGGTTGGTTTGATTGTAATCTTATAAGATTTCGTAAGGGCAGACCTGAAAAATTTGGCGGTTGGCAAAAACTAACTGAGAGCACGTATCTAGGTACAGTAAGAGCCTTACATGCTTGGATTTCTTTAGAAGGAACTAAATATCTTGGCTTAGGCTCACATTTAAAATATTACATTGAAGAAGGTAACAACTTTAATGATATTACTCCCTTAAGAGTTACAACAGCTGCAGGAGACGTAACGTTTTCTGCTTCTAACGGAGACGCAACTATAACTGTAACAGATACAGCTCATGGTGCAGTACAAAATGATTTTGTTACATTTAGTGGTGCATCATCATTGGGAGGTAACATTACTTCTACTGTATTGAACCAAGAATATCAAATAGCAACGGTTGTAAATGCTAATAGCTATACTGTAGAAGCAAAGGATTCAGACGGAGCAACTGTTACTGCAAATGCATCTGATAGCGGTAATGGAGGATCATCTGTTGTTGGAGCATATCAAGTAAATGTAGGCCTTGATGTATATGTTCCTGGTACTGGTTGGGGGGCTAACGGATGGGGTGTTGGTGCTTTTGGTCAAGCCGCAGCATTATCCAATACAAATCAGTTAAGATTATGGACGCATGATAATTTTGGTGAAAATTTAATAATAAATCAAAGAAATGGCGGAATATTTAAGTGGACAGAATCTGCTGGTACTACAACAAGAGCTACAGAGCTTTCAGGTATATCTGGTGCTAACCTTGTTCCGACAAAAGCTTTGCAAGTTATAACATCAGAAAAAGATAGGCATTTAATAGTATTGGGAGCTGATCCAATTGTAGGTTCATCAAGAACTGGCTCTATAGACCCTATGTTGATTTCTTTTAGCGACCAAGAAAATGATTTAGATTTCGAACCATTGTCTACTAATACAGCAGGTTCATTAAGATTATCATCTGGTTCATCAATCATTGGTGGTGTTAAAGCTAGACAAGAAATATTAGTTTGGACTGATACAGCTCTATACAGTATGCAATTTATTGGACCGCCTTTTACTTTTGGAATAAATCTTATCAATGAAGGAACTGGTCTTATAGGTCCAAAAGCAGCTATCACAACTCCTAGTGGTGTGTATTGGATGAGCTACAACAATTTTTATTCTTACAATGGTAGTGTGCAAACATTGCCATGTTCTGTACACAACTATGTATTTAACGATATAAATCTAACACAATCTTTTAAAATACACGCATTTACTATTAAAGATAAAAGTGAAGTTGGCTGGTTTTATTGTTCGAGTGGATCTAACACCATAGATAGGTATGTTATGTATAACTATGTAGAAAATATATGGTTTTATGGTCAGCTATCTCGTACTGCTTGGCTTGATTCTGGTATTGAAAATTATCCAAGGTCTGTAAGCAACAATTACTTGTTTCAACAAGAAATAGGTTTTAATGATGACGGATCGCCTATGACTAATGTATTTATAGAAAGTTCAGATATGGATATAGGAGATGGAGAACAATATAGTTTTATAAAACGTATCATACCAGATTATAAATTTATCCAAGATGATAACAATGGTAATGTTAATGTTGTTCTTAAAACAAGAAACTTTCCTGGCGACTCTCTTGCTACTAATTCAACTAGCCCAATAACATCAACAACACAACAAGCTTTCGTAAGAAGTAGATCTAGGCAAATAGCATTAAGATTTGAATCTGATGATGATGCAACAAATAATGGTAATTTATCAATAGGATGGCGATTGGGAGCAACTCGTATAGATATAAAACCAGACGGTAGAAGATGAGTAAGCTTCTACAAACACAACTTCCACTAGCAAATAATGATGTAACGTCAGATCTTTTCAATAGATTAGTAAGAATATTAGAAATAAACTTAGGTGCAGTAGATCTTGACAATGTTAGACAAATAAGTGATGCAGAAAAAAATACACTTAAATTTAACGATGGTAGTATTATCTGGAACACTACAGTAGGTGTTTTACAAGTATACACTGGCAATAAATGGGTAGACATAGGCGACAGAACACTATCACAAGGTTTTGAAGTAACAGCAGATGTTGGTGCAGTAACTATAAACATTGCTGGTTCAACAACCATAACTTTATGATTAATACGGCAGAACAGCTTATATACCAACCAAAAAATCTTTTACTCATGTATCCAAACGATTGGTACATTCAACCAGAGACTTTAGCTGCTGTAAAAGAATCAATACAGCCGATCGTTGATTTTTATGAAGATAGTGGCGTCAATGATAGAAAAGATACGCCTCTAGATAAAATAATACAAGAACCACTCCAAGATGTTTATACGGTTCCTTTCTTTTCAGAAAAGTTTTGTAGCGTTTTATTAGATGAAATGCATAACCTTGAACAGCATTTTGGCTTCAATCCTAACCCAGAAGAGGATAATTTACGGCAAATACCTGAAATAACTTTTCAAGATAATTGTCCACAAATCTTTCATTCTTTAATGCAAACGATATATACTATAGGTAATCCTATATTTTTGAATATTTGGAACAGGCACGTAGATAGTGGCGGAATACAAATAGCAAACTATAATTTAAGGGATAAAAAACAAGGTGCTTGGCATCACGATGCAAGTGCTGATATAAGTATGGTAGTGCCTCTTAACACAGGTGATTACCAAGGTGGCGGAACTGAGTTTTTAAAACGTGGTACAGTCGAGCCATTACCAACTGGCCACGCTCTAATATTTCCTAGTTTTACGCATATGCATAGGGGGCTTGCAGTAGAATCAGGAAACAGATACTTATTAGTATTTTGGTTAAAATGTAATGAGGAATGATTTGAGCATGATGAATATCGATAATCCAGGTGGAATAGCAGGTCTAGGAAGAGGAGAAGATACCATGCTTGCCCACGTAGCACCAGGAGAAATGGTAGTACCACCAGTGCTTTCTCCTGAAACCCAAGAAACAATTAAACAAGAAATGATTGCTGTAGGCTTAGATCCTAATCAGTATACTGTTGGGGATGGCATGTCTATTAACCCAATTACAGGTATGGCTGAGTTTGGCTTCCTTAAGAAGTTAGGTAAAAGTTTAAAGAAAGTAGTAAAAAAAGTAGCACCTATTGCAGGTGCTTTATTAATACCTGGAGTTGGTGGTGCACTAAGCGGTGCTCTAGGCGGTATTGGTAGTGCAATAGGAATACCAAGTGGTATAGGATCAAGTTTATTAGGTGGCAAGGGTGTTTTAGGAACATTAGGCTCAATAAGAGGTGGTATTGGTGGTATGTTAGGTATGGGTGGTGAACAACCTGCACAACAAACCATTCAACAAGGTGATACTTTAAATAGTATTGCTGCAGCAAATAATGTATCTGTAGATCAACTATTACAAGCAAATCCATCAATAAAAGATCCAAATGCTATTGTGGCTGGTGATACTATAGCTATACCTGGTGTAAATGTTCCAAGCACAGGTTTTAACATAGGAAGATCAATATTAGGAAAGGGCAACACACCTGGATTTATAAAAGGCATAGAAGATTCTTTAAAAGGGCCAGATGGTCAGTTTGGAGGCGGAGATGGTAGTTTTATGGGTATTAATCCAGGTCTTGCATCACTAGCGGCATTATATGGTAAAGCTGTAAAAGAAGATTTCAAACGTAAAGAAGGTGGACTTAAAGATATAAGACAATCAATAAGACCAGATCTTATGCCTGCTCCTACATTCCAAGGATTTGATTTGGGCATAAGAAAAGCTGCTATGGGTGGATTACAAGAACTGGATATGCGAATGGGTGGTCCAAGCATAGGCCCAGGAACAGGTACAAGCGACGATATACCAGCTATGTTAAGTGATGGAGAGTTTGTAATGACTTCTGCTGCAAACAATGGGCTTGGAGGATTTAAAATAACAAAAACTGAAACAGGTATTGAACTAATACCTAATGGTGCACCTGATAGACAAAAAGGTGCAAAGAATATGGACAAACTTATGAAAACCTTTGAGCAATTCAACGATATAGGCAAAGTATAATGCGATTTGACAGAAATATAATTACGGCACCTATTGGTAGACCAGCACAAGTTTTAGGTGGAGGTGTGTCTAGACAAAAAACACCTGCACCAATCTCAAGGCCTAGCGATTTAGAATTTGGTAAATTGCAAGAAAGATTAGATTTATTAGAAAATAGAGAAATACCAACGTTTGATCCAACTGCT